TGCCCAATACATTTTTCTCTATCTAAATTTTTTATTTGAATTTGACCGAACGGCGATAACTTGTTTTCAAAAATAACTTCATTCAACATCTTAAAATATTTCTTAATATCTTTGTATGTTGTGGTATATTTACGCTTAATAGAAAACTCTTTTTTAAGTTTTCTTTTTACCTTATCTGCTTTCATTTTTCTAGTTGTTATTTTCGCCATTTAAAATTGCCTCTTTGTATTTTTCGTCTAGTTTTAATCTTAAATCAGCGGCAACACCATCAATGATTTGTGGTAAGTATGCCTGTAATATAATTACTGAATCTATCATAAATTTGTGGGCAAGTTTTTCAATTTCTTGCTCCATAATGTATGATGTATCAATATCTGTGCCTTTAATAGTTTCTGAAATAACATGACCAATTACAGCCTTGTTATAATCATCTGCCTTGGCAACATTAAAGATAGACCAAGACCAAGTATAGACAAATAACAAAAATAAAATTAAGAAAGATTTACGCATTGGCATGTGCCTCGTAAATTACTTCATCAACCGTATTCTCATCAATACCTAACATTGCAATATTATCAACTTCCATAATCTGATCTCTAGCGTCTGATCTAGTAATATCACCAGAAGTTAATTTAGCAATGATGTTGTCAACTTTAGTTTCAGTAGTATCTTCAATCCATTGTTTTGTTTTTGACATTATATATTCTCCTTATTTGTTGTTTTCATACTATTAATATATCAGAAAACAACGGAGTAATCAAGCAAAAAATGGACTAAATTATTGTGTATTTCAAAGGGTTTATAGGGTGTGACATTCTGTCATACACCCTACAGTTGTATTCTATAGAATCACTATAGAATTATTTATGTTTAGGACGTTTTGTAATCTGAATTCCAACCAAATGCTTCTTTTGCCACAGCGTCTGTAAGACCTTTGTACTTTTTATTAAGTGCTTTGTCTTTTACTGCAATCATAAGAGCAGCGTCATCTTTGTGTAGGCCTTCAAGTAACTGAATAAACATCATTTCCTTTTTAGCTTTAGGTAGTTTATTGTCAGCGCCTTCTACAAAGTGCCATAGTCTTCTAGCTTCTGTGAATAGAGAGGTATGTTCAGTACCTGCTGGGGCGTCATTCTCTTTGTATGGTGGTGTACCTTCAGGTAATGCCCATTTAATATTAGGATCAAATGCACCTTTTATAACTTGTCTTAAAGGTACAGAGTCGTTCTTCTTCAATACTGCTATTTTTGCTGGTTTGTCTTTTGCGTTATTTACTTGGATTAGAATTTCATGTAACAACGGAGCAGATGAACCTGCTGTGTTCATGTTTAAGTTTGATGTTGTCATTGGCATGATATGCCCTCCTCATTTTGTTATCTAGTTATTGTGGGCGGGTTAGTCTCCCTTGCCGCCCGACAATATTATTTATACGTATTGATTACGCATTTTTGTAAGCATACGGAGTACCGTATAATTTTTTGATTCCAGCAGCGATAATCGCTTTTGTTGGTACACCCATTCTGTATGAAGTACCTTTTGCTGTTTTGTTAACATAGATCATGTTACCTTCTGATCTTAATGTGTCAACTAGAGCTCTTGGCGAACCTAGATCAAATCTAGTTCTCAAAGTTTTCCATGCTACTGGAGCACCTTTTCCTAAAAGGTTTAAAACTTTTTGTCTTTTAGACATAGTTTTTCTTCCTCTTGTTTCAGTTTTTTTAGATTTTGATACAACTCTTAATGAGTCGTTTGTAAATAATGATTTAAACATTTATTCACTCCTTATTATATAATGTGCCTCAATTAAACTATCAAATACAAGGCACGTTTTTGTATCTGTAGTATCCCAAAGTGCTTTATGGAATTCTTTAAAACTTTTTATAATCAATTGTAATAGCATATAAATTATTGCCTTCACCTTTTGTTGTTATTGATCTATCTACACGCTCTTGTAGAGGGTGTTTCATATGAATATGTCTTAATATAAGCGACTTTAATGACTCACTCAATAACTTATAATCTTTTAGAAAGTTTGGATCAACTAAATTGACACCTTCGTCTTTTAATCTCATTAGCATTGTTTCAGTTAAGTCTTCACTCACGGCCTGTACAAATATCTTATTGTGTTCAAGTCTTATCATCTCCTGTCTTTTGGCGTCTAGTTCTTGTGCCTTATTTGACATTTGCCTTTTAGGTATTTTAGGAAACAATATTATATTGTCAGGTATATCTTTTTTATCTGTCATCATCTATTTAATGGTTTCATTATACCATCAGGCCAATATACTTCATCATTTAACTTCTTAATTGCAATACTATTACATATAGCAATGGTAAGTAACACCATCAATAATATAGCGTTTAACTTATGCACTACTTTGTAATCTCGCCTTTGAAGTTACATAGACCTTTATCGGCAAAGTATTCAACTAACTCATTGTACCCACCGATGTGTTTATCATCTATTAATATTTGTGGCATAGTTCTTACTTGTTTGCCTACGGCCTCAAATAATTCGTCTGGTGTTTTGAAGTCTTTACCAAACATTTTTTCTTCGTACTTAAAGCCTAATGTCTTTACGAGATGTTTTGATTTCTCGCAATAAACACAATTAGGCTTTGAGTATATTACTATATTATTGTTCATTAGCAATTATTTCAACCTCATCATACGCCTTTTGAGCAATCTCTTTAAGTTTGAAAGCATCCACTACTGTTTCTACAGAATAGTTGTACATCTTATTGTACTCACCCATTGGCAACTTTAGACCAATCCAAGCACGATAGTAACCATTCTTCGTTAAAGTAACTTCCTGAGCAAACACTTCGTATCCTCTAACTGGTGTTTGTTTTATGATATTGACTAATGTTGTTTCAACATCTGTTACAACAGTTTTGGTAGTATTCTTACCTAATTCTGTAGTAAAGATTTTAGCCTTCTTATTCATCTCACCTTTTACTTTATCAGCAAGTTCTGCTTTTGCAATCATCATACCTTTTTCAATTGCAAGTTCTAGGTCTGGCGATACACTTGTACCGACACCAAAGATACACTCTTTGTTTTTGTCTTTGCCGAACGTTTTAGTACCACATTCTTTCTTCTCGTTATAATCTTTCATATACCAAGATGGTACTTTAAGGACTTGTTTATCCTTTTCTTGTTTGATTTTATAAGTGCTACTAGAACAATTTGCAAGTAACAGACCTATAGAACCGATCATTATATATTTGAGTACTTTACTCATTCACCTTCTCCTTCATATTATCAAACACATTATACACTAGTTCTTTTGTTTTGTCAACAGCCTGTGTTTTCTCAACCGTTGATGTAAATGGATCCCATGCAAAAGCAAGGATAACCCATAAAATTGTTAAGGTTATTAGACCTCTTATCATTTTCTTACCTCCCAATTACCGTCTTTATCTAGGCAAACTTTGCCTGGTTTATGATAGGCATGACTAGGCCTTTCATAATATCTGCAATAGGCAGGTGTAAACATATCTCTATAATAGAATTGAGCAAACAACTCCCAATAACTAGGGCCATCGTATGCCTTTCGGCCATCTGCACATTCTACTACTTCCTGTTTAACAATCTCGCCATTGTCTAATTGCTTAATTTCTATTTTAATGAAACAATATTGATCTTTGATAGGTTGTATTTTATCATATTCAACTTTATTATTACCATCTAACATCTTAATCTTTTTCATTGTGTTTTCAAAAGAGTCTTCACTCTTAGCATGATCTATAACTAATACTGCTGATAAAAATATAATTAAAATAAACCAGACACTTGGTAGATTATCTAAAAAAAATTTCTTCATTGATTAGTTACCATATATCTTCCGTCAGGCATTTTACATACTTCATGCCATTGCATTTTTCTATATGGATTACCATATAGTATTGAATCAAAGAATCTTGTGTTATCTAAATTTTGATCATGTGTAGTTTCAACCATTGTACATTTAATAGGACCTTTTAGATAGAAACCTGTAGTTTTAATAATACCATTACTTTGTGTTTTAGGGTTTTGCCATGTAGTAAAACCTGGACTATTAGGTGCATTTTCTAAATGATCTATAAATGCCCTTGTCATAAGTTGATCGTCTGTTTCCCCATTCATAATATCTGCACCCTTAAAAGAACCTGCAACTGCACAAGTGGCAACGACAGCAGGATTATCTGATAAGTATTGCCAACATGCTGTACCAGCAACAGCCGCTGTAGAGGACGCACCTATATAGGACTGCTTACTGGCACAATTAGAGAGCAACAACAAACAACTAATTAAGAGTAACTTCTTTAACATTCTCTTTCTCTTTTAATTTCTTTTCTTCTTCTCTTTCTTTTTGTTTTTCAGTAAGTTCAGCAAGTCTTTTATCATGTTCGTATTCTGCAAGAGTCTTACCGAAGCCGATTTTGTAAAAATGATCAACTGGCACAGGCGATTGATACGCAAGCAAGAGATTATTGAAATTAATATCTAAATTTCTGTAGTGATTAGGATGTGATTTTTTTGCGTCACGGTGTGATTTTAATAATGCAATTCTATTTGTAAAAACATTCTCATACGGAGGTTTTGTTTTTGATTTTGCAATATCTTTTTGTTTTGCAATCTTAAATTCTTCAAATATAGTCATTTTATCTATCATAATGTAGTCCTTTTGTTAGTTTATTATATAATCCTATCATAAAATAGTCTATTTGTCAAGCGTTAAAAACCCTTATAAATCATAGGGTTTTGTATCATTACCCACTATTTTACACGTGGATTGTATGTCATCTATAAGATGATTCACTTCAGCGTCACGCTCAGGCGTCTTTGGATGATTATACTTTAAGTTGTATAACTTATCTGCCTGAGCTTTGATACTATCAATCTTCTTACAAAAATCACTAATCTTGTGTAGCATTTTTCTTCCTAAACATGTTTAGTATTGACTCTTTTGTATTAGTCAACTGAGCTTTACTGTCTGCCCAACTCTTTGTTTGATACTCAACAATTTTGTTTTTCTCATTTGTCAACCAGTTAGATACTGGATTAGCACTTGCCATATTCATTGATACTAGTATTACTGTAACCAATAACGTAGCAAATAACAACGACTTTTTAATGTCCCACATTATGTTTTCCTTCCCATTGTTTTAAAATCAGCTTTATCAACTACCTGGTAGTTACCTTTATTGTAGGCAATGCCGATCGTCTTGCCTTCGGGTAGCTGTACTTTAGGTTTTGATTGTTTAGTACATGCACCAGGTATTCTATCACCTGTAGGTATAGAATTTCTTGGTAGACCATTTATATCTAATGTATAGTCAGGTCTATTAAATCCTTTGAGAGTTCTAGTAAATGACTCTCTATTAATCTTTAACCATTTATCTTTATTCTTTTTCATTATTAGTTTAACTTTATGTAATTAATTTCACCCTCTACATAACCAATAACATTTTTCTTTATCTTTGGTTTTTTAAACATAGAGTTAGCGTCACCTGGTTTGAAACCATCTTTAAGTGACAATGTTATATGAGCAGAACCTGGGTTTGCTCTTTTGATTTTTGTATCTGTATCTGTAAGGAACATCTCTTTGACCCATAATGCGTCAATGTTATTGTTTGCTCTATAAGCAGTTACTACAGCACCTACATTCTTACCTACTAACTTTATAAACTTATCATATATTTTTTTAGTAGGTTTATATGCAAGTGTAATATGATCTGAAACTACATTCGGCATTGTTGCTCTTTTTTTAACAACATTACAACTTGCCTTATCTAATACTACAGCAAAATATCCGTTCATTATTTACCTAACTTACTTTCGTTTTCTAAATTAATTGCAACATCAACATCTGAATCTTCTCTCATCCATGCTGTGTCTTCAACATATTCATTCTTTTTAACAACTTCTTTAATCTGCATAAAATAGCACCAGTTATCACCAAAAGTAATTGCACCAGTATAATTTAAATCAGTATCATATTCTTTTGCATTAACTCCTAACTCAGCAGCAATGTCATTTTTATCAGTAGCAATACCTATATTGGTTATTACTCCTTCTCTTCCTCTATCATCTCTTATTGTATCGCCTAGTTTTATTTGCATAATGTCTCCTTTAGTTTAATTGATATATGTAATTTCTTTTTGTTTTGTAATTTTGTGTTAAGTCAGGATCAAAGTCTTTTCTAAACCCTTGTCTTTTGTATAACTGACCATAGTCATTAAATAAAGATAGGTCACCTTTAGCACTATCTTCAAATACATCTTCATATGTTTGGTAATACTCATCTGGATATACAATTTCAATACCAGTAGCACCTGTAAAGTTACTAGCGTCTTCTTTAAAAGACCTATCTAATATATCTTTGATTTTAAGTAATTGTTTTCTATAAAATTTAATTTTTGACATAGGTACATTTTTGTAAATGGAGTGACCTATCCAGAAATCAGGATCGTATTGATCTTCAGAGTCAACATATTCTCTTTTATATACTATACTAAATGATTTGAAATATTGATCTGTAAATTTAAGGTTTGTAATGTTTTGTATATCGTCTTTTTTCATAATATACACATAATCTAACATAAAATTACGGAATTGTCAAGCACAAAAAACGTTGATTTTATTGACTTTTTAGGAATAATTATGAGAACAAAACAAGAACATCTATGATTCGTACCCATATTTTGCAATATAATATGAATCTACAATGTCTGTTACTGGATTATTGAGTTTGGTTTGATCAAACTCCTTTACTAAATCTATCTTTGTGTCTTTTACAAACTGCTCATACATCTTTAGTTTGTCTGCATTGCCTTTACCAGTAGCATTCTTCTTTATCTGACCTGGTACTATAGATTGAAATCTTTTATTGAGTACATATAGTTTGTGTTTGAGAGTACCCATATTCTCTGCTAAGTTAAATACAAGTCCTTTTGATCCATATGAGTAACCTTCTATAAAAATATTACCAATAGCAGTATCAATAATAGAAAGCGCCCACTCGGAAATCTGATCGTGTCGTTGTTGCTCGGAGGTATAGGGTAAATGTAATCTGCCATCTATCTGTCCATTATAAAATTTGCCTTCATATTTTTTAACATTTGTAAGAAAGTAAATCTTACAATTTTCAAATTTAAACTTGCCTCTACATACACATATAGCAGGACTGCTTAAACTATAATCAATTCCAATCGTCTTGTTCTTCTTCATTCTCAAATATTGCATCCTCTTCCTCTATAGAAGTATCAGCACCACAGAAAGGACAAGTAGTAGGTTCAGCGTCTTTCTCCGACCATTTAACCCAATATGATACATCACAATTGTTGCAACTTATTTGTACTTTGTTATTGTTTTCGTCTTCAGCCATTATAGTTTGAAAGTTTTAAATTGATCTTTTTTAACGTCTTGTTTAACACCACCAATAACATAACTTTCTATTTCAGTTTCTTGTGGTGCGTTTTGTAAAGAACGACTATTAAACCAATGTTGAGTCCATGGTAATGGATTGTTAGAAGATGATTGTTCATACTTTTGTTCTAAACCAATCACTCTCATTCTTCTATTTGCTATATATTCAATATATTGATGTAATAGTTTTTCTGAAAGGCCGATCATTGAACCTTTAGAAAATAGATAACTTGCCCAATCTTTTTCTTGTTGTACTGCGTCATCATAGATTTTATATACTTCTTTATTAGTATCTTTAATAACCTTATTCATTACCTTATCATTCTCTTTTGTAAGATATGCTTTGATAATCTGCTGTGACATTGCAAGGTGTTGTGATTCATCTCTAGCAATCAACGATAATATTTTAGCAGACCCTTCCATAAGTTTAAGTTCGCCAAATGCAAATGAACAAGCAAATGATACGTAAAATCTTAAACCTTCTAATACATTAACAGTTACTAACGCAAGCCATAATGCTTTCTTTAGTTCGTATATATCAACTGATTTAGGATCGTTATGCCATTTGTAACCTAATCCAATTAGTTTATCGTATGCTTCTGTAACTGCTTTTGATCTTAATTCAATCTTTTTATCTTCAATAATAGTATCAAATACATCACTAGGGTCTGAATATAAGTTTTTAATTATGTATGTGTAACTTCTACTATGAATAGTTTCCATAAAGTCCCATGCAACTATGGCACCTTCTAATTCAGGATTAGTTACAAATGGTAGAAATGCTAAACATGGACCTCTACCTTGTACAGAGTCTAACATAGTCTGATATTTAAGATTAGATGTAAAGATAAACTTTTGTGATTCTGATAATTGAGCGTAATCGTTTCTATCTTTTTGTAAAGATACTTCTTCAGGTCGCCAGAAGAAACCTAACTGTTGTTGAGCCAATCTATCAAATATAGGATACTTAAATGTATCATATCTTTGTACTGCAAGGTCTTCACCAAAAAACAATGGTTGTTTTGTAGCGTCTAAATTTTTGTTTTTATTAAATACAGTTTTCATTAAATTGTACAAGAATCACAGTTTTCTGGATCTTCCTCTTTGTTTGTTTCTGGCACATTATCTTGCCAACCGATAGGATGACTAGGTTCGTCTTCATCTTTCTTACTATCATATGTGTTTTGATAATATGAAGTCTTCCAACCTAACTTATATGTTGTCAATAAATCTTGTGCCATTACTGATACTGGTACTTGACCATCAGTATAATTTTCAGGATTATATGACCAGTTACCACTTATTGCCTGATCAAAATATTTTTGCATTACTGCAACGATATTTATATATCCTTCGTTCCCTTTCATGTCCCAAAGTAGTGTATAAAAGTTTTTTAACTTATTATACTCTGGTACTATCTGTTTTAATGGGCCTTTTTTAGACTTTTTAACAGACAAATAATCTCTAGGTGGTTCAATACCATTTGTCGCATTAGAAACTACACTAGAAGATTCACTAGGCATTTGTGCTGACAATGTACTATGTCTTAAACCGTGTTCTTTTATTTCTTTTCTTAAATCTTCCCAATCATAAGTTAGTTCTCTTTTATTAACTAACTCATCAACATCTTTTTTGTATGTATCAATAGGTAAAATACCATCTGAATATTTTGTAGATTTAAACGCTGAACAAGGACCTTTTTCTTTTGCAAGTGTATTACTAGCACACAATAGATAATATTGAAATGCTTCTGTTAGTTTATCTACTTGTCGCCATGCAAGTTTTTGATCATACTTATAACCTTTCTTTGCAAGGTAGTGAGCAAGACCAATATAACCAATACCTAAACTTCTACGTGCCTTTGTAGATTTTTCAGCAGCGTCTATAGGATACTTTTGATGATCTATTATTTCATCTAAAGCTCTTACTGCTAAATCACATAAAGGTTCTAGTTCATCACGTTTGTTTATTTTACCCACATTGATGGCAGATAAAATGCATAGAGCAATTTCACCCTCTCCATCAATGTGTTGTATTGGAGTGGTTGGTAAAGTTATTTCCTGACATAGGTTACTCATTGTAACCTTATCTTTAAAAGAGGAGTGAGTATTACAATGATCAATATTCATAATATAGATACGACCAGTTTCTGCTCTTTCTTTTAAGATGTCAAAAAATAATTCTTGTGCGTTGATTTTAGTTTTACTTACAGATAATTTTCTTTCTGCTTTTTCGTAAAGTTCATCAAACGAATCTGTTCCCCATGCCTCGTATAATTCAGGCACTTCATGTGGTGAAAACAAAGTTATATCTGCATTGTTAATAAATCTTTCATAAAATAGTTTTGATAATTGTATTGAGTAATCTAATTTTCTAACTCTATTATCTTCACTACCTTTGTTGTTTTTAAGAACAATGATGTCTTCTATTTCTTGGTGCCAAATTGGGAAGTGTACTGTTGCTGATCCGCCTCGTACTCCGTTTTGAGTACAGCACTTAACAGTTGCCTCAAATTTTTTGAGAAAAGGTATAACACCCGTATGTTGTACCTCACCGCCTCTAATACGTGAGTTGATACCTCGGATCCTTCCTGCGTTAATTCCGATCCCAGCCCTTTGGGCAACATAACGCCCAACAGCCATGTCGCTACTAAAGATACTGGGTAAAGTATCGTCAATGTCAACAAGGACACAAGAAGCATACTGCTTAAGAGGGGTACGGACACCAGCCATAACAGGCGTTGGGATATTAATCTTAAAAGTTGATATAGCGTCATAATATTTTTTAACATATGACATTCTCCTTTCTTTTGGATATTTTGCAAATAGTGTAGCCGCAATCATCATGTACATAAATTGTGGTGTTTCATATACCACATTTGTACTTCTATCTTGTACAAGGTATTTGTCAATAACTTGTCGGAGTCCTGCATAAGTAAAATCATAATCTCTATTATGACTTATCCAGTTCTCCATTCTATCAAAGTCCTTTCTTTGATAATTTGTAAATATCTCTTTATCATATAATCCTAAATCTACAACTTTCTTTACATGATCATAAAAGTGTGGGTGATCCCATAGTTTGCCGATAACTTGTTTTCTCAAACTGTATAATAGTAATCTGGATGCTACGTATGAGTAATTAGGGTAATTTAAATCTACTAGATCAGCAGCTGACTTAACTAAAATCTGTTGTATTTCGTCTGTAGATATACCATCATAAAATTGTAATCCACTTTTCATCTCTACTTGTGATGATGAAACTCCTGTTATGTCTTCACAAGCATATTCAACCATTTCATGTATCTTTTCAATGTTAAGAGGTTCTGTTCCTCTATCGTTTCTTTTTTTGACGTTTATCGACTCGTTTCCCGTTACCATTTTTCCCCCTTAACAACGTTTGTATGAATTTAATTGTGTGATTGCTGACAGACCTGAATAGGTATTGTCGGTTATTATTTTTTGTAGTTCTTCTTTTGTCTTGCCTTTAATTATCATTTCGTTTATATCTTTTTCTATTGTTCCTTCTGGCCATATTACTATCATATATTCTTTATCAATCAGTTTGTACATTCTATCTATAATTTCTTTATTACGTGGTTCATTATCAAATATAAAAACTACATCTTTGTTTGTAGCAGGTAGTTGTAAATCAGCACCACCAGCCGCAAGACAATTATCAAGGAACAAACTATCTAAAGGACCTTCAACAATATACAATCTCTTATGAAGATTGACACGTTCTAATCCGAAAATCTTTTGTTTATTCTCCTGTAATTTAATTGTTAGATACTTTGGTTGTTCTTTACCAAATGCTCTACCTTGGATTGCAAAAACATTATTATCAACATCATAGAAAGGTATAATTAATCTAGGATGTTCGTACTTGTTATTTAGACTACTGAAAGTCCCTGGTCGTAACTTATTAACAAAGTTCTGGAACTTGTCGCAATAATATAATCTATCAAAGTAATCCATAGGCAACTTTCGGTTGAGAAGATATTGCTTTGCAGGATGTTCATCATCTAAAGTACTAAAGGCAGTAAGGCCTTGTAGAGGTGTAGAATTTTTTAACTTATCTTTTGTATCAGTTTTAAACCTTTCAAATAAACTTTCTTCACTTGCAGGTTTGCTACCTTTATATCTTTCTAAAATATACTGATCGTATAAAGGTCTATCAACTAACTTGATAAGATTTGCCAAGTTGTGGCTTGCACTACAATTATGGCATTTGAAAAACATATCGTTCTTAACTCTATACAGATATGCTCTTGCTTTTGTTTTAGACTTTTTAGAATCACCACAGACTGGACAACGAAAGTTGAAAAGGTAATCTCTTTTCTTTTTGAATTGTTGTAGTCTAGGCTGTATCTTACTAATATAATTTAAATCAATGTAACCACTCATATAAAACAGTATATACTATATATACGTATTTGTCAAGCCACTATATGATCTTTATCACACTTAATATCTGAGGCATAGACAATCCTAGCACTATTGCCGCCCCTATGATGATCCATCTGTATTTCTCAAAGACGCCTATCCTGCCGTCTAAATTTGACGCTAAAGTCTTAATTTCACACATTAAACGCTTCTGTGACATATCTATTTCATCTGTCAAATTTTGATGAATCTTGTTGATTCTAGCATGTAATTCTTTGTAATTCGTATCAAATTCAACTCTACGATTCTCTATTAGGTTGAATATTGCTTTATCAATTTCTTCTTGTTTTGATAGTTTTTCTTCGTGTACTGCTAACATAGATTTAATACTACCAGATATGTCTGTTAGTTTATCTATAGCATTGTCAAGTTTTGTATTGACGCTAGCAACCTGTTCTACTTCGTTTTTAAGTACTTGTAAATCGGTTGCTAACTTGTTTAAATCTGACATTAAAATTCTCTATCAATCCATTTATATATGGACCAATTATACCATAATAAGAGGCCAGTTATTAAAATTAAATTTATTGTTCCGTAATCCATTTGTAATCCGTTTGTATAATTGTTATATTTATGTCTATGCGGCTTTAAGTGTCGCTTTTAAAAATTGTAATTGTTTGATACGCCACATTTTCAAAAATGTTCTTCTACGCCTTCGTTCTTTTTGTTTTTTAATTTTGAGCCAGTGTAAATTGAGTAGGTAAAGTTTTTGTTTTTTTTCATTTCGTATTGTCCTTTTGATTAGTATTCGTAGTTTTCTTTTCTGGATTAGTGTCATAACCCTCCTGTACTGTATAGATTGCTACTTTGTTTGATTTACCTTTCACCTGAACATCATCTAACTTTTTGAAATTGTATTTTGTAGATACATCTTTGTAGGTATCGTGGCCGACAACCAGCGTTGCGTCATAATTTTTAGATACACCTTCTAATCTACTTGCAAGATTAACAGCGTCACCTAAAACAGAATAATCAAATCTTTGTTCAGATCCCATGTTCCCAACTACGGCCTTTCCTGAATTAATACCTATACCTATATTTAGTTTATTACCTTTACCAAAACCGTTACTATCATTTAACTCTTTTAGTTTATCTATCATTTCTAGTGCCGAATTAATTGCTAATTCTTTGTGATTTGCTGTGTCAATTGGCGCATTCCAAAATGCCATTATACAGTCTCCCATATACTTATCAATAGTACCACCATTCTTCATTATTATATCTGTCATTGGTGTTAGAAACTTATTGATAACTATTGTCAGACCTTGTGGATCTTTTTGATACTTTTCTGAAATAGGAGTAAACCCTCTAATGTCTGAAAATAAAAATGTTAATTCTTTTGTTTCACCACCTAGTTTTAATAAGTCAGGATTCTTTTGCAACTTCTTAATCATCTTAGGTTCTAGGTAATGTTCAAACTGTTTTTTAATTTGTAGTTTTAATCTATTCTCTCTTGCAAAGTTATTATATATTAAATGTGTCCATACAATAGTCATTGCAATTGCAATATAAGACCAGTCTGTAATTATCATTTTACT